TAATAGTAGCCCTGACCCCCTTCTGTGCAAGTTTAATTCATTAGAAATAAAATTTATCCTTCATGAGCAAACTACTAGATAATTATGCCCCGTAGACGTAGAACCGCAAAGCGACGCAAGAGACGTACCGTCAAAAGACGATCCAAAAAAGGTCGCAGACTCGGAAAGAGACAGATGGACATCTATCCAAGCACCGGCGACTATGTCTACGGCGATATGCATCGCATGGCCAAGAAAATAAAAACTAGTCTAGGAGGATCTTCCTCCTACACTGCCTCAAGAAAAGATGATGATCAATGGTCAATGACCCAGGAAGACGGCATCAAATACAAGACCATCAACATCACGTACAAGAAATCAAAGATCGGGCGCTTAACCCAGAGATTAACATCTCCGGGCAACTTGTACGACTACGCAACAGGAGGTGGAGCCTCCACCCAAGGACGACAAGCCGTTACAGACGCAAGCGCCTTCAACGGAGGCGACTTCAACACTTTGTTCCAAGGCTTAAACAACGGTGTCGCAATCACCGCAATCAAAGCCTCGAACCAGTTATTTGTCAAACAGGTCAAACACGAGATGGAATTCAACAACGCCGGTCCTACTACACTCGAAATGGACGTTTATATCTTAATCGACAAGAATACCGGAGGAGCAATCTCAAACCCATTGACAATATGGGATGCTGCTCTAAACTCCGAAACAAATCTAGTCGACGCAATAGTTGAAGCAAAGAACAAGCCATGGCTAAAGCCAACAACCTTGAAACTATTCTGGTTCTATCCTAAGTCCATTCCCAAGAGTATCCAGACAAGTCGGATCAGAGATTCCAACTCTACTAGTCACACTATTCCACCAAGATGAGGACGGAGGAGTGGTAGAGGATAGCTTGCTAAATGCTAATTACGCTTAATGAAATATGTTTAAAAAACAAAAAACCCATCCCAACGGGCGACTAACTTTTCTAAACCCTAAACCCTAAACCACCTAACTCGCTCCGCTCGGACATAGATAGTTTCGGAAGGTAACCTTAACTCGCTCCGCTCGAACACAGATACGTTCGGAATAATCCTAACAACTGCGTTGGCCTAACAACTGCGTTGGCCTAACTCGCTCCGCTCGAACAAGATAGTACAACAAAATTATATTAAGTCACAACATGATAATGTCTTGTCCTGCGACTTTCTCAACAACGGTGAAGCGTCTACGCATTGCTTCGAGCGACTTCTCATCGCCGGCCCAGATTTCCTCAATGGAGTACTGGGAGGTGACAATGAACTTGCTTGGTCGGATGTAGACGGACTCACGTTTGACTTCTGCGATAAACGGCAGAAAGTCAGTCCAATGCTTAAGCAAGTCGGACAAACTTCGATGGAAGATTGACATGTCATCACAGATGACGACGTCTTCTCCTTGATATCCATCCCACCATTTGTTGAGGGGTTTAAGGTAGGCGTTGGGATAGAGTCGATTAGCGGTAGTGGTCTTTCCGCTGCCAGCTGGTCCCCAGAACCACACCCCACATACGCCGTCGAGTTGTGGGGGACGCACCATGTAGTCTTTTGCGATACTCTTGAGGGTAGAGTAGTGCCGGAGACGGAGTTCGGGATCGATTTCATCAATTTGACCTTTTATTAAAAATAAATCCAACCGGCCTTTGCAAGATCCCATGCAGTGAGGTATCGATCCTTTTCGGCTTCTCCGATTTCCTGCGGCGTTTGAGGAGCTTCCCCAAACTCAATAAACTCTCCATCTTTTCGGCAGTACTCGATGCACTGAGCGGGAGTGCCTCGAGCGGATTCGATGTGGACTCCAGGCAGTCCTCGTACAACGGTACGCATAGTTTTGGCATCCCGAAAGTAGATGAATCCTTGTAGGTGCGGGGTTCGGGTTGTAGGCGCCCACTCATATCCGTAGCAAACATAGCGATAGCCGAGTCTATCGAGGACATCTTGATGGTTGACGGGATAGTTGTTCCAGGTGAAACAGTACGAGCGGGATCGGGACATTGCATTTTGGCGGAACTTGAATAATGAGCCGACTCTATTATACTAGAAATGCCCATCCCGCGCCACGGCGGAGTTGGGTGGAGGAGTGGCGGAGCATGGGCATTCACCACACTACGCCACGCGGGGCAAGTGACACAAAAAAGTTGCACTTGCACAGAGGGTCAGGG